AGTTTATTCGCAAACGTTCCAACTGCTGTAGCAATCAATCCAGGTGCAAGTGCTAATGTAACAATTAACGCTAACGCAACTGATAGTGACTTTATCGTTTCAAATGATGACGAAGAAGCATTAAGAGTTGATGGTGCTAACAGAGAAGTTGTAATTAACGAAGCTTCAGGTCAAACAGATTTAAGAGCAGAGACAAACTCTTACTCTACTGCTTTACTTGTTGACGCTTCTGCTGACAACGTACAAATTAACGCAACTCCAGTTTTTGGATTAACACAAGCACTTTCAGGTGCAGGTGCTATTGATGTTGTATCTGCTATTACAGAAATCGTAACTACAGGTACTAACGCATTAACATTTGCTGACGGTGTTGAGGGACAAATTAAGTTCCTAGTTATGAAAACTGACGGTGGTGTAGGTACTGTAACTCCATCTAACTTTGCAAGTGGTTCAACAATCGCTTTCAATGACGTAGGTGATACAGCATTCTTACTATTCACTAACGGTAACTGGCAACTAATTTCACACTTTGGTTGTACAATAGCGTAATAATTAATTAGTGAGGGCGCTACGGCGCCCTTTCTTAACATGAGGATAATATGAAAGAAAATATTGAGGCGAAATTAAAAGTTTTAGAAGACAATCGTTTAAAAGTATCTGAACAGATACAAAATGGTGAACAATTGTTAACGAAAGCAAAGGCAGACTTAAACGCAATTCAAGGTGCGATACAAGTTTGTCAACAATTATTAGAGGAAGAAAAAGGAGATAAGAATGACGGAACAAAAGATTAGATATGGCGCTGGTGGCGTTCCTTACTACGAAAAGGCAGACGCAATTGAGACTGAGAAAAAAGAATTAGATACTTCTTATCAACAATCTATCGCTAATAAGGAAGAAAGAACTTCCAAAAAGAAAAAGAAAACTAAAAAAGTAATTCAGGAAATCATGGGAGATGACCTGGTAGAAAACAAGGAGATGTTAGATGAAATCATTTAAAGATTTTCAAAACGTAAACGAAAAAACTACTCCTGTTAACGCACCTTCAGAAAGTGATATGCACCTTAATGATATTACTAGTGACCAAATTGTTGCTAGAATTAATAACTTTGTAGGTTCAATTGCGAGCATGGAACATATTAATCCAATGGCAGCAGTAAATCATTTAAGAAGTAAACTACACGGTTTAGGTGTAGAAATGGTTGGTGAGTTACCAGAGTTTGTTGAGAAGAATGGTACAGTAAGTATTCCACTATCTAAGTTTGGTGGTGTATATGGTAAAACAGGTGAAGAACCTGCTAGTGAAGTTAAAAATGATGACGGTATTGAAAGAAATTTAAAAATTAAATACGAGACATTAGAAAACGGAGCTACAAAGGTTTACGCTGAATTAGTATAAGCGTAGATAATGAGGTTTGATAATTTAACAAAGGACAATGTCCTACTGTTTGCTTTGAAACACTATGAAAACCATCAAGCGACAAGCGAGAAGGAATTTTATGATGATATGAAGCGATTTAAGTATCTGAAAAGACTGTTTAAGAAATACAGTAAGTCAGGTGTTATTAAAGAGCGATTGATTATGAACCATATTATTGTATTGGCAAACGTGTTTGGTCCAGACGCAGTTAAAGTATTATTATTTTTTAAGATTGACCAGATTTATTGGACACAGTTGAAAACATTTTTGATATTTCTAAATTATATGACCGCAGATGAATTGAAACAAATCTCACTAGATGGTAGTTTATTAGAGGCATTAAGGAAAATATAAATGGCAAGTACAGCAATTGACGCTTTTATCACGTTTCGTTTTTTGAAACTATTAGTTACTCCATTTAATAAAACTGAGGCATTTAAACTTGGTATTATTAATGAGAGAGGTAAAGTTTTAAAGAAGTACAAGACACTTGAGCGAATAGAAGAAAGGCAAGCATATACTATTTTACACAGGTTGGTTTTCAATGTAAAGAAATTGATTGAAAAAGTTCCTGGTGGTAAGTCCAGATTGGCGAGTTATGCTGCCGCTCTATTTCTTATTAAAGAACATGTTGCTGAAATGAATGATAGTGACGGAGAACTGCTGGAAAAAGAATTTTATAAATACTTAAAAGACAATGACTTACTTGAAGAAGAAGATAACGAGATTAAGGAAGAAGTTGCTTTTGGTGATAAACTTTTAAAAGGTACTTACAAGTTAATACAAAGTGTGGGTACAGATGAAGAAGACAAGATTATAGGTAAAAAAGGTGACAAAGTTTCTGTTTATGCAGACCAAGTTGCTAAAGATAATGTTATGGGACAAGATGTTTTTGAAGTGATACATGATGAGAGTAAACAAGTATTACTAGTAACAATAGAAGACATAGAAGAAGCATGAAAACATACGCAAAATTTAAAAAAGGTCCAGAAGTTGTAGAAGCAATGGACATGGCTGCTAGAAGAAAGAAGTCAATTAGAATGAGACGTATGGCGAAACGTATGGTTATCGCAAGAAAACGTGCCATGAAAAGAATGGCAACTCCAGATATTTTAAAGAAACGTGCCACTAAACAGGCAAAGAATATGTTGATTAAAAAATTTACTAAAGGTATGGATAAAAGTGATATGACAATTACAAAAAGAACAGAGATTGAAAAAAGATTAAAGAAGATGGCAGGTAGAATTAAAACTATCACACTAAAACTAATCCCTAAGATACGACAAAAAGAACAAGCAAGACGTAAACAAATGGGTGGACAATAATGAAAAATTTTTCAGACTTCAATGCTCAGTTAACGGCGTTAAAAATAAAATTAGAAGGCAAACAAAACGAGATTGCTAATGTTGCAGGTGACGGTGCAGTTTCTATGCCACCTACTGCTAGAAAAGTTGTTAAAAAGAAAAAAACATTTAGTGTATCTCCACAAGTCTTTGATATGTTCAGACGAGGTAAGAAGAAGTTTGAAAAATGGTCTAAGTATCTAAACTTAGAAGATGAAAGTCAAAGAGCATTATACAGTTGGGCAATCAAAAATCATCACGGTGTCATTATCTTACAAAATGCTGTAACAGGTGAAGTAAGAGCAATCAGACATAATAGAATGGGTGGTGGACAATGGCACAAACTAAGTCGTGGTATTGTAGGTGAAGATAAAGATATGCCTAAAGCAGTATTAGATGACGCTGAAGAAATAGTAAAAGATTTAAAAAAGAAAAAAGCAGACTTTGCTAAGAGATATGGTAAAGACGCTAAAAAAGTTATGTATGCAACTGCTATGAAAATGGCAAAAGCAAAAAATGGTATTGAAAGTAAACAATATGGTAAAATGATACAACAGATTAAATCTAGTATTGAAAACTTAGGTCTACAAAACGAAGACTTTAATTCAAAGATAGAAAATCAATTGTATGAAACACCAGCAATTGCTAACGAAAACAATATCAATATTTTAAAAGATATAGTTTTAAAGAATGAAAGACAAAAGATTAATTTTGACAAGTATGGAAGTATGAGAGTATTTCCAGAAGAAGCAAGTATATTACTAAAAGTATATAATGAATTAAGAGACGACCTAAAAGAGAAGTTTACAAAGATGTTAAACTTTAATCAAATGGGTCTTAAAAGTTTAAAAAATATGTGTTATGAAATAGCTACGTATGGTGAACCACAAGGTCTGGCAAGACCTATTGCTGATATAGGTAATATGAAATCACCACGAAGCAGACCTGCTTATGCTTTAAATGCAAGTAAGAAAAAGAAAAAAGAAACGGCAGTAGGTCCTGGTATGAACACATATAAACCACAAATGAATTTAATAGCAAAAAAGAAAAGGGACTAACATGGAATTATTAATAGCTTTAGCAATGAAATTTTGGCAATGGTCAATATTGATTACACTAATCATAATAGGTTTTATTGTTAACCTATTAGATAAAAAAGATAACACTAATAGAATAGGTTTTAAATATACAGAATTTCCTCATATGAAACCAATACCAATTAAAACAAAAGGTAAAGGTTTTTGGAAAGGTATATTAATGTGGTTATTAGGTACTAGACAATGGGAAATTGTAAAAGATTTTAACTACTCAGTAGGTGGATCACAATATGTTATACCAGCAGGTTTTAAATTTGATGGTGCGAGTATACCAAAATTCTTACATACATTTTTGTCACCAGTAGGTGTATTATTAATGGGTGGACTTGTACACGATTATATGTACAAGTATGAAGCACAATTAATAAACAACAAAAATTACATGGACCCAAATCTAAAAAATGAGGGTGTACCTGTTACACAAAAGAAAGCAGACCAAATCTTTAGAGATATTAATATAGAGATTAATGGTTTCTTTCTTATGAATTACTTAGCATACTGGTCATTAAGACTAGGTGGTTTTATGGCGTGGAATAAACACCGTAAAGTTAACGCTAAGATTTAGTAAGGTAAATAAAAAATAATGTTTAGTAGTTTGAAAATAGGTTTGATTTTATTAATGCTTGCAGGTGCAGGTGGTGGTTTTCTATATGTAAAGAAACTACAAAAAGATAATGATATACTAAAACTTAATCAAGCAAAGTTAGAGACAGCAGTTGAAGACCAAAAAGGTGTCATTGACCAACAAATCAAAGACTTTGCAAAAATACGAAGTACATTAGATACAGTACAAAAAGAAAAAGAAAAATTAGAAAAAGACAAAAACGATTTATCTAAAAGACTAGGTAAACACGACATTGGTAACTTAGCAGAAAACAAACCTAAGTTAGTAGAAAAAATAATAAACGGTGCTTCAAAGAAAGCTCTAAGATGTATAGAGATTGCAAGTGGGTCACCTTTAACAGAGGAAGAATTAAATGGTAAACCTAACAAAGAGTGTCCTTCTTTTTGGCCTGATACTGTTACTGACTAATTGTGCAGCTGCAGTAAAAGAGATATCTACTTATAAGGTAGAAAAAAAAAAGGAGCCGTTATCTTTACCTGCCCTATCCCCTTTAGAATTACAGGATGTAAAATGGGTTATTATAACTAAAGACAATGCTGAAGAAGTTTTTGAACAACTAAAAGCAGATGGTAATGACTATGCTTTATTCGCCTTGACTGACAAGGGTTATGAACAACTTGCTTTGAATATTGCTGATATACGAACAGCACTTGCTATGCAAAGACAAATAATCATATCTTATCAGGAGTATTACGAAGGTGGAGAATAACGGCAAACAGATACAAGAGTTAGTAAAAGATATCGCAACTCTTAAAGCAGATAAAGAAGCGTCAAGTCAAGTACATATGAGACTTGATGAAGCGATTTCAAAACTAACAGATATTTCATCTAGTCTTAAAAGTATGTTAGCAGTACAAGAAGAAAAGATTAGACGTGTTGATATGTCCCAAGAGGATTTAATGTCCCTCATGGAACAAAGAAGACGAGAATGGAACGAAGATTTAGAACATTTACACTCTAGGATTTCCACACAATCCAGAGAATTACGAGAGGCAATTGATAAACTAGATAGACGATTAGATGAACGTGTAGGCGTTCTGGAGAAATGGCGTTGGTTGATTATTGGCGGCGCCATACTTCTAGGATTTCTTATGCAGAAAATGGAATTTTCATTATTTTAAACATGCAATAAAGTCATACCCATTAGTGGTCCTTTATGCTTGAAAAACATATGAAAATATGTTATATAGTATTATGAAAGGACACAAATGGTACAACTCATACGACAATTTTTTAACTCACTTACTTTTACCACTAACTCTAGTGGCGCTTATTACGATAATGTGGATCCAAATATCGTCCGTTATTTTAGGACAGAATTTGGAAAGCACTGGAAAGCGGAACTGGAACACTATCTTTATCAACAAAAAAAGTAAAGATTAAAGCTTGACTTTTTTGCTGTATTGTGATATAATATATAATTATTATGTCGGCATTAGATATTCAGTATATACACACAATCTCCCACAAACTAGACAGGTTTAAAAAGAAGTCTCAAAACTTATATAATTTTAGATGTGTCTATTGTGGAGATAGTCAAAAGAAAAAAACAAAGGCAAGAGCATACATTTATAGAGTAAAAAATGATATGTTCTACAAATGCCATAACTGTGGTAAAGGTACAACTATTGCTAAGTTATTAGAATACTTAGACCCTACTACTTACAAACAATACATTGTTGAAAAATATAAATCAGGTAATACTGCTTCAGTAAAAGAACCTGACTTTGAATTTAAACCTGTGAAGTTTGACGATAAGAAGTTAAAAGATTTAATTAAGTTTACAGATTTACCAGAAGGTCACCCAGCACTAGGTTTTATTACAAAAAGAAAACTAGACGAACATAAAGATAAATTTTATTTCTGTCATAAGTTTATGACATGGGTTAATACATTAATACCAAATAAGTTTCCAACCATAAAGAACGACCATCCAAGAGTAGTTATCCCTTTCTATGATGTCAAAGGTAATGTCTTTGCTTTTCAAGGACGTGCCTTTGGCATTGAAGAACCTAAGTACATAACTATTAAACTAGAAGAAAACAAAAGACGTATATATGGATTAGATAGATTGAATATGAATGAACAAGTAAAGATTGTAGAAGGTCCAATAGATAGTATGTTTTTAAAAAATGCCATTGCAGTTGCAGGTAGTGATTTAGAAATGAAACAGTTAAAAAACAAAGCTGTGTATATCTTTGATAATGAACCAAGAAGTATAGAAATAATAAAAAAAATGCAAAAATTAATTGAGAAGAATTATCAAGTGTTTATATGGCCGAAAAATATAAAAGTTAAAGATATCAACGATTTAATATGTGAAAATATTTCTGCTCCTGAAATAGAAAAGATTATAAGTAGTAATACATTTTCAAAATTATCAGCACAACAACAACTTAACAACTGGAAAGAGGTATAGATTGTCCCAAATTAACGTCAAAAAAAGAAATGGTAGAGGAACAGAACCTCTTAACTTAGAGAAAATACACTCTATGGTAGGTTATGCCTGTAAAGACTTAGCAGGTGTATCTGAAAGTTTAGTAGAAATGAATAGTGGTATACAATTCTATGACGGTATTAATACAGATGATATACAACAAATTTTAATTAAGTCTGCTAGTGATTTAATTACATTAGAAAATCCTAATTATCAATACGTTGCTGCTAGATTATTACTATTCAGTTTAAGAAAATCTTTATATCATAGACTATGGGAACTACCACACTTACAAAAACATATTGAAACATGTATAGAACAAGGTGTATATGATCCTGATATTTTAAAATGGTATAGTAAAGAAGAAGTTGACCAGATGAATGGTTTACTCAAACATGAAAGAGATTACTTATTTTCATATGCAGGTATGAGACAAGTGCTTGACAAGTACCTTGTACAAGATAGAAGTTCAGGACAAATATTTGAAACACCACAATTCATGTATATGATGATTAGTGCTACATTATTCAGAAATTACTCAAAAGACAAAAGGATGAATTATGTTAAAAAATATTATAACGCAATATCAACCCACCTTATCAATATTCCTACACCGGTTATGGCAGGCGTTAGGACTCCTATCCGCCAGTATGCTAGTTGTGTCCTTGTGGACGTTAATGATACTCTTCCTAGTATCTTCTCTAGCGATATGGCTATTGGGCGTTATGTTGCTCAAAGGGCTGGCATTGGTATCAATGCTGGCAGAATTAGGGGAATTAATAGTCGTATCCGTGGCGGCGAAGTTCAACACACCGGCGTTGTCCCATTCCTTAAAAAGTTTGAAGCAACGGTCAAGTGTTGTACACAAAATGGTGTTAGAGGAGGGTCAGCGACTGTACACTTTCCTATCTGGCACCAAGAAATAGAAGATATACTTGTTTTAAAAAACAATAAAGGTACGGAAGATAATAGAGTTAGAAAGTTAGATTACTCTATACAGATATCAAAACTATTTTACGAAAGATTTATTAACAACGAAGACATAAGTTTATTTTCTCCACACGAAGTACCAGGTCTATATGACGCATTTGGTACAGATGAGTTTGACGAAATGTATATGATGTATGAAAGAAAAACAAGTGTGAAGAAACATAAAGTAAAGGCACAAGAGTTATTTGGTGCAATCTTAAAAGAAAGAGCAGAAACAGGTCGTATCTATATTATGAACATTGACCATGCTAATTCTCATTCATCTTTTAAAGATAAAGTAAACATGTCTAATCTATGCCAAGAGATTACATTACCAACAGACCCTATTGAACATATAGATGGTGCAGGTGAGATTGCATTGTGTATTCTATCTGCTATTAATATGGGTGCAATCAATGATAAAGAAGAATTAGAAAACCTTTGTGATTTATCTGTAAGAGGGTTAGAAGAAATTATTGACCATCAAAATTATCCTGTTTTAGCGGCAGAAAGAAGTACAAAAGCAAGACGTTCATTAGGTATTGGTTATATTGGTCTTGCTCATTTCTTAGCAAAAAACAAGGTTTCTTATGCTTCAAAAGACGCCTGGAGAATGGTGGACGAGTTTACTGAGGCATTTCAATACTATCTACTCAAAGCATCCAATGAGATTGCCAAAGAGAAAGGACCATGTGAATACTTTAATAAAACTAAATATTCAGATGGTATACTACCTATTGACACTTATAAGAAAGATGTTGATACTATTGTCAAAAGAAAGCTGAGTTATGATTGGTCTGCTCTTAGAAAGGATATCAAAGAACACGGATTACGTCACTCAACATTGTCAGCACAAATGCCTAGTGAAAGTTCGTCTGTGGTGTCAAATGAAACAAATGGTATTGAACCGCCAAGAGACTACTTGTCTATTAAGAAAAGTAAAAAAGGTCCACTCAAACAAATAGTACCAGGATATCCTAATATCAAAAACTTCTATACCCTACTTTGGGATATGCAAGGCAACGAAGGTTATATCAATGTCGTTGCAGTAATGCAGAAATACTTTGACCAAGCAATATCAGGTAACTGGTCTTATAATCCAGAACAGTTTGAAGGTAATGAAGTGCCTATTTCTGTAATGGCAAAAGATTTGTTGACTACATATAAATTAGGATGGAAAACAAGTTATTATCAAAATACATATGATAGTAAAAGTGATAGTGATGAACCACAACACAGTATTGGTGGTCCAGAACAAGAATTAAAAACAAGAAATGAGTTTCAAAGTGATGAAGCTTATGAGGAATACTGTGAAAGTTGTGCAATATGATAATATCAAAACAAATAAGTTTAATAGACACGCAAGAAAAAAGACAAGCGTTGATAGACGCTTTTGAAGAAAACAAAGATTTAGTAAAGATAGATAAATTTGGATTTGAATATATAAGTTCGCATGATTTACCTGAAAAGTATGATGATAAAACACAACATATTTCTGACGCAATTATAGGACTACATGAATTTTTAAATTTATATGCACCTACTAAGAATGGCGTACAGTTAAAATATATACAAATAAGAAAACAACACGGTGATATGCATGTTCCATGGCACAATGAAAAAGAATGGAACAGACTAGACATTCACATTCCACTAAATAAGACTACTGGCGGTGTATATCGTTTTCAACATGCAGTTATATCAAATAAAATGGGTAGTCTATTAATGTTTGACCCTAATATAGATTTTTGGTCAGTTGATAAAGTTGAAACTCCACATTATAAAATTGTAATAAGATGTAGTGACCTTGACCCTGAGTTAAGATACACAGGACAAGGTGATTTAATTAACTATCCAGAGGTATAAGAATGGCATATTTAACTGTTAACATACCACACATAGATGTGTATGTAAAGAAAGAGTTTCTTTATGACAACGAAAAAGGTCATGGAGAATTAACTGAAGGAGTTTGGGTTACGGCAAAATCTATACAAGGTCGTGCCCTTTATTTTGAAACTTATCTACCAGAGTATGGTGCTCTGTATGACAAGTTACCTATTAGTGCGTTTGTATGGAAAAAAGATTATGGTGAAAGTTTACCTTTAACTGAGTTACAGTTATGGGATTGTTTTAGTTATGATATATCAGTTATTGAAAAACAAATGTTATCAGGTAATCAATGTAAGTATTTGTCACCAGGTAAAAAATGGTACAATGGTTGGTACATGTTTACAATAGATAATGCGAACAGTACAAACTTGGAAAGAAACATAACTTATAGTGAGATACCAAGTCAACACAAATCTTTTAATATTATAAAATTAAATAATGGACACTTTGCGGCTCAACCTAATAATAGAGTTATCTTTTATGATAAGAGTTTGTCGCCAAGTAAATTAAAGTTTCCAGACTTTAAAGTTTCTACACAAGAGTTTAGTGTAGAAGGCGAACTAAAGTGGACAGCAGGTGATAGTGATGAGTTTTTTTACGAACTAAAAGAAGGAGAAAATGAGTAAGAGCGTTTACAATAAAAATCAAGTGGACTTTACAAAACAACCAATGTTTTTTGGAGAGGACAATTCCGTTCAAAGATATGATACATTTAAGTATCCTGTGTTTGATAAATTAACACAACATCAATTAGGTTTATTCTGGCGACCAGAAGAAGTATCTTTACAAAAAGATAGAAACGACTGGCAACAATTACGACCAGAACAAAAACATATCTTTACATCTAATCTAAGATATCAAACATTATTAGATAGTGTACAAGGTAGAGGACCTAGTTTATCTTTCTTACCATTTTGTAGTTTACCTGAAATAGAAAGTCATATCTTAGTATGGGATTTTATGGAAAGTATTCATAGTAGAAGTTACACATACATTATTAAAAATATTTACTCAGACCCTGGTGAAGTATTTGATAAAATTTTAACAGATAAGTATATCACAGAAAGAGCAGAAAGTGTTACAGGAACATATGATGATTTAATTGAACACGGACAAAGATGGTTACTTGATAAAAAAGGTAACATGAAAGAACTAAAAAGAAAACTTTGGCGAGCGATAGTCAATGTAGCGATACTTGAAGGTATCCGTTTCTATGTTTCTTTTGCTTGTTCGTTTGCATTTGGTGAATTAAAACTTATGGAAGGTAGTGCAAAAATTATATCTTTGATTGCTAGAGACGAAAGTCAACACTTAGCAGGTTCTCAGCATATGATGAAACTTTATAAGAGTAAAGAAAACGATAAAGAAATGTTACAAGTAATTAAAGAAGAAGAAGAAAATACTATACAGGCATTTAAAGACGCCGTTGACCAAGAAAAGCGTTGGGCAAATTATCTATTTAAAGATGGTTCAATGATTGGTCTTAATGATAAATTATTACATAACTATGTTGAGTTTATTGCTAACAAGAGAATGAGAGCAGTAGGATTAACGCCTATATATGACCAGTCAAGTACAAACAATCCATTACCTTGGACTGAACATTGGCTAAATAGTCGTGGTTTGCAAAATGCACCACAAGAAACAGAAATAGAAAGTTATGTTGTTGGAGGAATAAAACAAGATGTTAAAAAAGATACGTTTGAAGGATTTAAACTATGATAATTTGTGAAAGCTGTGACGCTGAGTTTAAAGTAAAAGTGCTTAATGAATTACCAGTTAAGTTTTGTCCGTGTTGTGGAGAAGCAATACATAATGACGCTGATTGGGAAGATGAAATAAAATATGAAGACGAGTAGTGCGAAAGCAAAAGGCAGAAATTTACAAAAAAAAGTTAGAGAAATATTAATAGAGAAACTAGACGTACATCCAGAGGACATTGAAAGTCGTTCTATGGGTGCAGGTGGCGAAGATTTAATTATGGCACGTGCCGCTAGAGAAAAGTTTCCATACTCAATAGAGTGTAAGAACCAAGAGAAAGTAAATGTTTGGTCAGCATATGAACAAGCAAGTGAAAACTCTGGCAAATACGAACCTATTGCAGTAATCAAAAAGAACAATCAAAAACCTTTAGTAGTTATAGACTTAGAAGCATTTGTACAATTACATATGCCTAAGACGGTAGAAGATTTATGATAGGTCTATTTTTTTTAGGAATACCTGTGACAGTATTAGCAATGTATATATTATTAAAAGCAAGGGAACATGATGATAATAACAGGAGTAGATAAGAACCATGAAGACATGGTTATCTGGTGGTATGAAAATGTTAAAAAACATAATCCAGATGTAAAAGTAGGCATATGGGATTTTGGTATGTCTATGCAAATGAGAGAAGTAGTTAAAGGTATAGACGCATGGTTAAGTGAACCTATTACACACCCTAGTAACATAGGTTGGTTTAATAAAACAAGAGCAGTTATAGATACACCAAGTCAATCAGTTGCATGGTTAGATGTAGATTGTGAAGTCTTAACAAACATAGAAGAAATATTTTCATTAGTGCCATCTAACATGATAGGTCTTACTAGAGATTGGGTAAGAGACAATTGGTGGGCAACTGGCGTTATAGTTGTTAATGATAGACCAGAATTACTTAAACATTGGAATGAAATGTTGTTAAAGACAGCAATCAGAGGCGACCAAGAAATGTTATTTGAAATAGTTGGTAAAGAAGAGCATGATGAAATACAAGAATTGCCACAAGAATATCAATGGTTAAGAATATCATTAAATAAAGGCGTAGATAGTCCAACTAAAAAGATTATTCACTGGACAGGACCTAAAGGTAAAAGATTTATAAGAGAACATTTAAAACAAGGTAGAAAGTATAAAGGTGAAACTGTATGATAAATGAAACTACCATTTCTATTTTAACACCTACAAGAAATAGACCTAACAATTGTGAAAGGTTTATTAAATCAATATATGCAACAGCAAGTGATAAGACTAAGATAGAATTATTTTTTTATGTTGATAATGATGACCCAGCATTAGAACAATACAAATCTTTAGCTGCTCATTGTGATAGTGAATATAAAGATTTTAAAAAAGTAGATTTTACATTTGATGAACCTAAAAGTGTTTCTATTTCATGGAATGATTTAGCAGCTAAGAGTTCAGGTTATTTAATGATTATGGGTAATGATGATTTAATTTATAGAACTGCTAATTGGGATAGTTTACTCATACAAAATTTAGCAATAAGATATAAAGAGGATCCATATTGGGTTAGTTGGGTCAATGATGGTATCAATGCTGATAGACATTGTGCCTTTCCTATTATTGCAAGAGAGTGGTATAATACTGTAGGTTATTTTGCACCTGGTTGTTTTCATTTTGGTTACAACGATACATGGGTATTTGATATTGCAAAGAGATTAGAAAGAACACATTATATTAATAACATACTTGTTGAACATATGCATTTTTCAAAAGGCAAAAGTGATATGGACGATACATATGCTCACAATAGAACAGGACCTAGAGGCAATCTATATCAAAAAGATAAAGGTATTATGGAACATCCTAATCAAGTACAAAGAAGAAAAGAAGAAGCAGAAAAAATTAAACAAGAGATAAACAAGATAAAAGGTCCGTCTTTAAAAGCACAAGTGATTGAAGATATACCTGAATATGAATTAGTATTTGTACAGAAACTAAAAAAAGAATGGCAAGCAACTTCACATAAACTAAAAGAAGACCCATTAAAAGAACAGACAGAAAAATACAATAAACTATGTGAGAGTATAAAAAAACATGGTATGAAATATCCTATTCTGATTGATGGTGAAGGCAAAGTATTACGAGGCAATCAACGAGCATGGTATTGTATTGATAATGATATTAAATACATTAGTGCTTATAGAATAAAAGATAGTAATATAGATAAGTTTATTCAGAAAACATATATTGACGGTGACGAATACCCTCTATGATATATGCTCTATATAGAATCCACTATGGATTAGATTTCTTAGAAAAATCAATTAACTCAATCATTGATGATGTTGATATGATTTTTATATACTGGTCTAAACAACCTTGGTATAAAGATTGTAAAAATTTACCACCTTTGAATGAGAATGTAAAAGAGTATTGCAAAAGATGGAATGGTAAAGTAAATGTTATAGAAAGAGAATTTGACCTACCATCAGGACAATATACTCAAATGTATTCAGACATGATTACAGGTCATACAATACCCAAAAAAGTATTGATGATGGAACCTGATATGGTATGGGACAAAGAACAATTAAAAAAAGCATTACAACTAACAGACGCTGAAGTTTCATTTAAACAAATAGAATTTTGGAAGAATGAAGAATGGTATATAAAAAGAACTAGAGAAAGACCAGGACCTACATTGTATAATCAGGCACCAGGTCTAACAGGTAAAGGTACTGCTTCAAATCAAAAACTTGTAAACAATGATATATATTGTTATAATTATGGATTTTGTTTAAGCAACGAAGTGATGAAGTATAAGTTTGAAGTCGCCGTGCAGTCGTCTAAATATTACAAAGATAGTTTACCTGCCAAAGACTGGTATGAAAAGAAATGGTTAAACTGGACACCAGAGACGGAAGATTTAGAAATGTCAGAAGCACATAAACACTACATAAAGAAAGCACATCCTTATGGCACTAAAGATTAAAGATTACGAACCAGTTAGATTGCACACCAAAGAAGGTTCTGAAATAGGTCTCTATAAAAAATTAACAGAAGCAGGTACTCAATATGTTATCTATAGACATGCTGCCAGAGGTAAGATTAAAAACTTTGTTGGTAATTATGAATACATTGATAACAACAACGTATCACATTTAAAACCTATAGACTTAGAATACGGTAATAAAATTTTAGATAGAGTAGAACAAGGAATGAAATATTCCAATATCTATATTTTCTATGATGTAAAAAGTGAAGATACAAAATTACCAGATGAACCAAGTGAACAAGAACATAAATTTACATCTACAGGTATTAAATGGTGGCGACACCAAGAGGCAATGTTTAATTATAAGAATGGTAATCCTAATACAGTTATTTCCACACACATAAGTCCTGAAGGTGCATGTAATCTTAAATGCCCATATTGTAGTGTAACATATAGAGATACACATACAAGAATAGATTTAGATACAATAAAAGACTATGTACTAAAATTAAAGACAAGAGGATTAAAAGCAGTAATATTAACTGGTGGTGGCGAACCTACTGCTTACAAACATTTTAATGAATTAGTACGTTGGATATATGGCGAAGGATTAGAAGTTGCCTTAATTAGTAATGGTAGTAAACAATATTGGAAACGTATAGACGAAGATGTATGTAAAATGTTTAGTTGGGTTAGAATATCAATTAATGTATTTACAGATTGGGAAAACAGAATTGGTTTACCATTAGAAAAATTTGATATGAATAAAACAATTGTAGGTAACTCAATGGTCTATACAGTAGAACACGAACTATCAGACGAAGTAATGGAAGATAGAGTTGGGTTACTAGATAAAGTTTCTAAAGTGGCAGACGCTTGTGGTAGTAAGTATGTAAGATTATTACCTAACTGTTTATTAGAACAAGAGAATTTAATTAGACAACATAAAAGTTTAGACAATGTATTGTCACAGGTAACAGATACAAGATTTTTTCATCAATACAAAATACATGGAGCACCTAAAACTGCCACATGCCATCAATCATATTTCAGACCTTATCTAAGTGAAGAAGTACATAAAGAGACAGGTAAACCAGGTACTGTTTATCCTTGTGATAGTGTTGTATTGAATGATAACTATGAACACTTTGCTGAAGAATATCAGTTATGCCATGCTAGTGATATATTAGACTACTTGGATAAAAAAGTATTACAAAAATTTGACGCAACAAAAAGATGTACAGGTTGTGTCTTTACTGATAATGTCAATATGCTTGATGATTTTATAAATGATAAAGTTAACAGGTTTGACGAATTTAAGGAGCCGTTGACACATGAAAACTTTGTTTAAACCAGGTCAATTCTTTGACGAAAATTATTACGAAAGAGGTGCAGAAACAGGTAAGAGTTTGTATTCACATTATAGATGGATGCCAGAACTCACAATACCTATGTGCCATCATATCGCCAAATACTTAGAATTAAAAGAAACAGATAAAGTATTAGACTTTGGTTGTGCCAAAGGATTTTCAGTATATGGTCTTAGACTATTAGGTTATAAGGCATATGGTGTAGATGTATCAGAATATGCAGTTAAGAAATCACCAGAAGAAATAAGAAAGTGGTTAGGTGTAATAGAACCACAAGAAGAATTAACATGTGCTGAAGGTGGTTATGACTGGATACTTTGTAAAGATATATTAGAACATGTACCCTATGAAAATATAGAACAACAACTGGAAGTATTTTACAAAGGTGGTAAAAGATTATTTGTAATTGTACCTATAGGTCGTAATGGTAAATATTTAATTGATAGTTATGAACAAGACAAGTCACACTTTATCAAAGAAGATATAGATTGGTGGTCTAAAAAGATAGAAGACGCAGGTTTTAAGATAGACTTAGCAACTTATGATTTAGGTCCTTTTAAAAAGAACTGGCAATTTGAACCAGAAGGTAATGCCTTAATTATGGCAACAAGACCAAATACTTTACACGAAGATTTAATGATAGGTTTTGAAGAAGAAAAAAGACAAAGAGAATTAGAAGAAGAAGACGAATGATTATATTAGGATTGTACTTTGGTCATAATGCTGCTGCCTGTGTACTGAAAGATGGCGAAGTATTAATTAATTGGGAACTAGAAAGATTTACGAGAATAAAACATGACTTTGGTTTTAGTCAGGAATTTATTGATAAAACATTAGAACATTGTGGTTTAACAATGAATGATGTTGACCATATTGCATGTAATAATCCAGGCACAATTACTAGATGGATTGAACAACACATGCCAGAAAGAAAATTAAATTTTGAAGTACCTAGTGCAAAGACTTTAGAATATAAAAAGTTTGATAGAGGTTATATTGTTAATCATCATTTAGCACACGCAGCTTCAACATACTATACAAGTCCTTTTGATACTGCCACAATCTTTACATGGGACGGTGGTGGTGATAGTGAGAACTCTAGTGTATCACAAGGTGTTGGTAATAAAATAGAACAATATAAACCTGACGCAAGAAAGAACTTAGCGGCATACTGGTCAAGCATTACAATTAATAATTATAGAATGAAAAGAGTACATGCTTGGGATCCAGGTTCTGGTGCAGGTAAAGTTATGGGTCTTGCAAGTTATGGTAATGCTAATGAAAACTTGATAGAAAAAATAGAGCGAACATTATCAGAGGCACCAAGACATGAATATTATGACCCACGTGCCAGAGCATATAACAATTGCGAAGACTTATCAGATACAAAAACATCTAATAGTCAAAATGTGGCAGCAAGTTTACAAAGTCTTACTACACGAACACTATTAACTGAAATAAAGAATATTTACACAGGTAATCAAAACTTATGTTATGCAGGTGGACTTGCGTTAAATTGTATTGCAAATAGAGAGATTATCAAACAGACAAAGTTTGAAAAATTACATGTTCCTCCGTTTCCTAACGACACAGGATTAGCGATAGGGTGTGCTTTGTACATCTGGCACCATGTGTTAGATAACCCTAAGAAAACATCATATTTTAGTCCTTATACAGGACCAGATTATAATGTAGGACAACCTGACATTGAAAGAGTTGGTAACCTACTTGCAGATAATAAAGTTATATGTTACTATGAAGGTCGTAGTGAGAGTGGACCTAGAGCATTAGGACATAGAAGTATTTTATGTAATCCAGGTATTGATGGCATAAGAGATAGATTAAACTACAAAGTAAAAATGAGAGAATGGTACAGACCATATGCACCCATTATACCTGAAGAAAATGCCAAAGAAATGTTATTAGATTATAACGAATGGTCACCTTATATGCAAACAAGTGCCATAGTTAAACACGAATATGATGAGGCATTATCAGGCGTTACACAAGTTGATGGTAGTACAAGAGCACAAATTTTAAAACATGACCATAATGAAACACTATATAATATTATACAACAAAGTAAATTGCCTGCTTTGTTGAATACAAGTTTTAACTACCAAGAACCTATAGTTGAAACACCTGAACAGGCGAAGGCAACATTTGATAGAATGAAAGATGTTGATGTATTAGTAATTGGAGATAAAATATATGAAAGATAGAATTGACCACATAGTAAAATGGATAAAAGATTATGCAAACAAATATAACAAGACAACATTAGTTATAGGTGTATCAGGTGGTATAGATAGTGCAGTAGCGTCAACGCTATGTGCTATGACAGGTATCAAAGTCATACCAATTGTAATGTCAATTAAAAATAAAGATACATTAGCATTAGAACATGCTTGGTGGTTAGATGAGAATTTTGATAATGTAAGTCGTAGAGTTATTAACTTAGAAAAAATATTCCATGAGTTTGAAAACGCAAGTAATTATCTAGGTGCTGATAGTAAATTAGCATTTGCAAATAGTCGTAGTAGATTAAGAATGATGATGTTATATCAAGTGGCACAAAGTAATAATGGATTAGTTGTAGGCACAGGTAATAAAGTAGAAGATTTTGGTGTAGGTTTCTATACTAAGTATGGTGATGGTGGTGTTGATATATCACCTATTGCAGATTGTATGAAAACAGATGTATGGAAAATTGCAAAAGAATTAAATATATTACAATCAATACAAGAGGCAAAACCAACAGATGGTTTATGGGACGATGGAAGAACAGATGAAGACCAACTTGGTGTAAGTTATGAAGATTTAGAAAAATCAATGAAGCAAGACCAAATGAATGCTATTGTAACTAAACCTAGTGACCAAGAAAAAATGAAGATATATATAAAACACAGAAAACAAAACTTACATAAAATGGAACCTATTCCAGTATGTAGCATGGAGAAATTTAAATGAAAGTAGGATTTATAGGACTAGGTAAACTAGGCAGAGACGCAGCTGAAGTATTAGCAGAAAAACATGATGTAACAGGTTATGACCCTAACATAGATGTACCAGGATTATCAGGTACACAAGAGCAAGCATGTAAAGGTAAAGATGTAGTTTTAATTGCAGTACAAACACCACATATACCGGCATATGATGGTAAAGACCCAACATCACATTTACCACCAAGAGATTTTGATTATTCATATATCATAGAAGCAACAAAACAAGTTGACGCATTGGTAGATAAAGGTACTTTAATTTCTGTTATATCAACTATGTTACCAGGTACTGTAAGAAAAGAAATACAACCACTTGTACAAAATGGTCAGTTTATTTACAATCCTTATTTGATTGCACAAGGTACTGTAAAATGGGATATGAGAAATCCTGAAATGATTATGATAGGTACGGAAGATGGTGAAGAAAGTTTAGCAGTAGATATGTTGCATGACTTATATAATCCTATCTTAGAAAAAGAAGTAAGATATGAATTAGGTACATGGGAAGAAATAGAGGCACTCAAAGTTTTTTATAATACTTTTATTTCTACAAAACTTGCATTAGTTAATATGATACAAGACACGGCAATGAATGTTGGTCATATGAATGTTGATGTTGTAACAAAGGCATTAGCAAACAGTACGCAACGAATTATGGGACCTAGTTATATGAAAGCAGGTTTTGGTGACGGTGGTGGTTGTCATCCTAGAGATAATATCGCATTAAGAGTATTGAATGAAAGATATGACTATGGTTATGATTTATTTGACGCTATTATGAAAGCAAGAGAAGAGCAAGCTCGTAATATGGCAAAATATTGTGTATCTTTTAAAATGCCAGTAGTAATACTTGGTAGAGGTTTTAAACCAGGTGTTGAACAAACAGCAGGAAGTCCTTCTTTGTTAGTTGGTTGGTATGTTGGAAAGTTAACTACTAATACAGTATATTATGACCACGCACCAGATGAAGGCGCTTATACGTTTTTAATACACGATAAAGCAATGATACCAAAAGAATGGAATCCAGGTAGTTGTATTATAGACCCTTATAGAGAATTAGGTCCAGTTAAAAATTGTGTGGTAAAACATTATGGTAACACTCGCAGATAGAAAGATTGGTACAAACGTATTAGTTAATCTTGTTAATATACGTTCAACTCTACCACAAAAACTTGTAAGTGAACAAAGACATTTACAAAAAGATTATAATTCTTATGTAGAATATTTAAGTGCAAGGTGTGAAGCATTTGTAGATAGAGGTTGGAAAATTAATATAATGAATGATGTTATTGATGAAACTATTAATGATAGAAGTATTATACATCCTTTATTTCATTTTAAAAAATTTAAAAAACGAAAGTTTATACCAGAAGATGAGATAAGAAGTTATAATAAAATATTTGTTGCAGGTGTATTTTTACAACATCAAGTATTAGAAAAGTATCAAATGTTAAGAAGAACAAATCCTGAAACATATATTACACCTACAATATCATTTTGCCAAGAATGGGGATATGATACACAAAAAAATGAAAACTGGAAAAAACTTGTAACTTTAGATATGTTTGCTTATGTTTAATATACCTTATTGGAAATATAATGTGGATCCTAAAAGTTATGATAGAGATACCATACTTGCAGATATAGAACATAACTATAGTTTAGATAGTGATAGAAATAAATGGGACGGCAACAATTACTTAAATAGTAAACTACATCATAGTAATAGAGATATAGACAACCCTAAATTTAAAAAGATTAATTACAAATCTTTAGTGCCAGTTTACCATAAAATTTTTGATGGGTTTTGTAAAACGTTAGAACTTACATCTACCTTTTCCTATGCATTTGATATTACAAATTATACTGCTATGAAATCAGGTCAATATATGCGACCACATAACCATATAGGTGATAGTGATTTTACTTGTATTCATTATTTAAAGTTTAATCCTAAGAAACACCAATCCACAGTATTTCACAATGCCAATCATTGGGCAGACGATTATCAATATCTTAGACCTACGTTATATAAGAAACTAGATATCAATAACGAAAAACATAGTTATCTTTTAAAATACTATAAACTACCTACTGAACAGGATACCTTTGTTATCACACCTTCCAGTTTGATACACGAAGTACCACCTTTCAAATCAGACGAATTAAGGGTTACCTTAGTCGTAAATCTTCAAATTAAATAGAACAAAACAAGAACATTGGCTGTGCAGATTGTCGCACCAGCACTAAACCATTGCCAGGCAACGGAACTAATTTACATTTTTATGCCAATAGTTGTTGACTTTTTGGTCTTTTTCATGTATAGTATATCTATATTATGAATAAAACAAAGGAAAACATTATGACATATGAACAAATGAGTGACAAAATTACCAAGTTAATTGATAACGCTGAAGAAAAAATGAATGAGTTGATTGAAGACTATAACGAGAATAATAAAGAAAACACAGAAGTTGATACTGTTGATTTATCTAGTAAGTTTTCAGAATTACAAGATTACTTAGAAGACTATACAACTGAGTTTAAAGAAGTAGAAATACAATAACTAGAAAGAGAGATATATTATGAACACATTTTTTTCAATGACTACGATACTTGCTGCCATCATGGCGGTTGGTGCTATAGACGATTGTAAAGGACATTGTATGGGTAATGAAAACTGGACTATGTTTTTTATTATGACAGCAATAATGATTGTATCCATTATAATGACTATATTAACTTTAAAGAAGGAGAATGCTTAATGAGAAAAACATTTTTTTACGTTTTTGTTGCTTGGGTCTATATTTGGTCTTGGTCAATATTTAACGTAGTGAAAGCAGATGAACCAATAGTTTCAAAAGAGTATGTTGAAACAGTTGTTAGTCATGTAATTAGAAATATGAATAACATGGACCATAGCGAAGTGTTAAGTGACGACCTTGCTAGAATTGCCCATATGTATACCATTGATATGTTGATAAGTGTACAGAAACATTTACCTTACATATTAGAAGGTGCTATAGCTGATATGAGACTAAAAGCAGATAAAGAATATAAATGTAAACTACAAGGTGACAGTAAGAACAAGGAGTGTTATGACAATTAAGACAAAAGAAGATATTATAGAAACATTAGAATATGCCATCAAAGATATTAAGAGTGGTATGGAAGAAAGTGGTATTGCAGAACTGGAAGATTTAGTGAAAGATATTAAGGATCCTAAAATGATGACAGTTGATTTAAAGAAACAGTATGATTGGAGAACTGATTACGATTGGACTGATTTGAATGACCATCCTGTAGATTTGCCAGATGGTTGGATAAAAGTATGAGTTTAAAAAAACGAAAGGAAACAATTATGATTGCAGAATTAACATTTATTGATGAGTTGAAGGATATTAAGAACTCCTTAGGAGTAGGTACAGATAATGCTACCTTTAAATTAATTGATACTATTCAGAGGAAGTGGGAGAAACAGGTAGACGATTTTGAGAAAGCAGTGGCACCACAGGATCCTGTAGAAATGGTTGAAGTAATGGGTATTACAGGACTAGAACAAAACGAGAACAAATAAAGGCTTGACAAAAGCACTCTTTTATGATAGGATATAGACAATAGATGGCAATAATTTATACACACAATACGTCTGGTGCAATAAGACGTTTAAAAAGAAGAAGACCCACTAAAGAATATATGATTGCTTTAGCAAAGCATATCAAGTATTTAAAAAAACTAGGTCTAAAAGTGAATGATAAAGGTAGAATTGTAATGAAACAAAACCCAAAATATACAACTGTTACATATAACGATATTTCAAAAGACAGTACGAAAAGACTAGACGCAGAATACTGGATTAACAAAAAATTTTCAGGTGGTACAAAACCTGTAAATAACTGGCGACTTGAAGAAAGTAAAAATTTTACTATCGCTCCTGCCTACAACAAAGGTGCTTATCAAGTAATTACTAAATCTAACGTGAAAGACATAGGTAAGTAGTGCGACATCCTGTCACATTTACTTTTCTATTAAAGCATGATAGAGTTAACAATATATTATTAATAACAACGAGGAGACTATAATATGACTACAAAAACTATACAACAAAAGATTAAAGAGAACGATTTATCTATGCAAGGTATTTTGAAAGAGTTTAACTCTTACGATAATCCTTTAGACAAAGCAAAATTTCTTAGAGAAATGGGTGGGTTAAATTTACCCTATGATGTGAATTGGGAGCGACTTGCTCAAGGATATGACGGCACGAAACCTTTTCCTGTCATTAAGAAAGTTGATGAAGATGAAGGTGACGAAGATATCCTTTCTGATAGAGTTTCAATGGACTCTGTTGGTCATGCAGAAGGACATGGCGACCCTCTAACTAAAAGGGAGTTGGATGCGTTACTTTAGTATCGCAATAATATTTACAATGTTAACTGGTTGTGGAAGTATGAATGATAGAACTGTCCACGCCAGTTTATTTGTTGACCATTTAAATAATATGCCTATTGGTAAAACTAATTTTTTTATGTGGCACAATAGTGCTACAGGCAATCAAGGTGATGTTAAGATTGTGAATAGTTATATACATAAGTCAGGTGCTAAATGTGTTGATTATCAATCTACAGTTAATATACAAGATAGCTGGCCAATGAATTTTCCTGGTAGTTTAGATAGAAGTACAGAATTTGGTAAGGCGTGTCAAATGCCTGACGGTAGATGGCGAATAATTGAAAGGGTAATGTAATGACAGTTTATTCTACACATGATTGGCGTAAGAATACAGATGACGCTAGAGTTATAGATGATAAAAATATGACATATGCAAAAGTAAATGATTGTAGAGTGTTATTTAAAAATCCTAAAACATTAAAGGAAGAACAAGTTGATGTTTCTAGGTTGGTAAGAGTATTCGTAAACAATCAAACACAAATGAGGAAAAGTATAAAATGAATATGTTTTATGGTATATTAGTTTCAATTGGAATATTATTAGTACCTGTTGGTATGATGTATTTAATGAATAAAGAAAAACCAAAGAAAAAAGAACCAACTTATAATGATGATACTGTATGAGAGAACCAAACTTTAATGTAATGTTTTTTATTGTATTGATATTAGCATTATTAATCTGGTCAGGTGCAATAGCAAATGACGAGACACCTAAATTCACAAAGAGTAATTGTGTTATAGAAGTTATCTATGATGAAAACATGGAAAACGAAGTCAGTAGAAAAATGATATGTAGAGACGGTGTTATAGGTCCTACCTACTGGCAATTATTCGCTCAATTTTATTACGGACAGGAAAATGTGCCTGCCTACTGTAGAAAAGTTGAAGGCGGTTTAATACCTGATAAGGTATGTTTAACTAATGACGGCACTTGGGAGAAACAATGAAGTTTATCTTTGGTATGATAATAGGTGGTATTATTGTATATCATAATCCAGATATTGGGTTTGATATATACCACAACTCAATAGAGTATATAAGAGAGGTGATAAAAGGAAATGAATAAAATAATAATAATGATTTTACTAGGTCTGTTAGTTACAGGTTGTGCTAAGACAGTAAAAATAGAACATGAAGGACAGACCAAGTCTGGTATGTTAGAAGAAGTACCTAAATGGTTTGTAGAAAAAGAAGGTAAGAAAGGTCTCTTTAATAAGAAAGACAAGTTTTATCTTTACGGTGTAGGTGTGGCAACAAGTCCAGATTTACAACTTGCAATGGACAAAGCAACAATGGTAGCGAAAGCTGACTTAGCAGATGTAATGCATGGTGAAATGAATAAGAATGCTAATGTGTTTATACAAGAACTAGGACAAGAAGGTTCTAAGATTATAAACTCTAAGGCAGAGTCCACAATTGTAAACATAATTAAACAAACTAAAGTACAAGGTTATGAACAATGGCAGATTGCTGTATCTATAACTGGAGACAATGAGTATAGAGTTTACATGGGTTTACAGTTACCGTTAGGTGAGTTAAACAAGTTAGCAGAATTGGTAAAAGCAGAAGCTAAAAAAGATATAAATATGGCAGAAGCTAATATTAAAGCGAATGACGCTATAGATAGTTTAACAGAAATAGCAACGGAGTAAATAATGTATAAAGTATTTTCAAAAGATAATTGTGTCTATTGTACAAAGGCAAAGTCCTTACTTAATAGTGTAAATTTACCTTTTGAGGAACATAAACTGTCGCCTACTTTTACACCAGATAAAATGTTTGAAATGATAGGTAAACAAGTACGGTCTATGCCTCAAATTATGAAAGGTGATGAGTTGATTGGTGGTTATACTGATTTGCGAGAACATCTAATAAATGAAGGTAAAATCAATTTCCAAAGTGAAACCAAGGAATAAAGATTGGTGTACCAACCTAGGATGGACAAAACCAAAGAGAGTGATACTAGATGACAGCGAAAATTCTATCGTTTCCTGACGGAAAACATATACCTAATCTGACCAGAGAACAGAAAATACCTGTAGAAGAAAAGATAGCGGAAGAACAAACAACAAAATATGCTAATGCAGTTGCTGATGATATGGTCATTGGAATGTTGGCACAGTTACAACAAGAAGGTATGAATATTGGTTTACGAGATCCAAAGTTAAGTAACAAAACTTTCTTAGATTTAGGTATCTTTATGGAGGCGTTAAAAGGTTTATTGTATAGAGAACTAAACTTAGAACACCCTTTCCACGATATAACTGATAATCTTATGTTTAAACAAAAAGACGAGAAATCAGGTAGGACATATTCAGTAATTGATTATGAAGGTAAAAGAATTTGTGACAAAAATGATGAAGACGAAATTGAATTTGAAGGAGAAAATTTAGATGATACTGATAGACTACAGCCAGATAGCGATTAGTAATATCGCTGTACAATTGGCAATGAGTAAAGACAAGATGACCTTGTCTATACCAATTGTAAGACATATGATACTAAACTCTATTAGAGGATTAGTACACAGATTTAAACAAGACTATCCAGGTGATGTTATCATTGCAGTTGACGGACCGGCACCTTGGCGTAGAGATATATTTCCACACTACAAAGCAAAACGAAGGGAAGGGCGAGACGAATCCAAAACTGATTGGGAAAGTGTGTTTGGTTTAATACACACAATCAAAGAAGAAATACGAGACAACTTCCACTATAAAGTTGTACAATTAGATAATGTTGAAGCAGATGACATTATTGCTGTACTATGTAAAAAACACAAGACAGGATTAAACATTGCTACAGACGAAAAGATTTTAATTATATCAGGTGACAAAGACTTTCAACAACTTCAAAAGTATCCAGGCATATCTCAATATGCACCTATACAAAAGAAGATGATAGAAACACAAAATCCACAAGAGTATATCTTTGAGCATATAATGAGAGGTGATACCTCTGATGGCATACCTAACTTCTTGTCACCAGACGATACC